AGGTGAGAGCCTGATAGAGTGTCTTGGCGATAAGCATTGGCGCGATAAGGTTCAATGCTAGGACTAGTATTGCCCATGAGAATGGAAGAAGAAGCATTGGGAGCAATAGCCATAAGATGACTAAACCGATTCCCAGTACCCTCAGCATCAGGTGCTTCACCTCTCTCAGATCCAAGTTGTTTATTAGCCTCATCTAGTTTACCTCTAATGTGTGCAAATATTTGTTTGTTACGTCCAACTGCCATTGCAGATTCCCATGGCGTGTTTGTTTTTTGTAAATATGCATGCCATCCCAATGCACCGATACCAATAGAACGCTCACGAATTGCAGAATATTTCGCTCTCTTAATTTCTTTTGGAGCATTATCAATGAAATATTGAAGAACATTGTCTAACATCTCTGCAACATCTCTTAGAAATAATGGCTCTTTCTTCCATTCGTCATAGTATTCTAAATTGAGAGAAGATAAACAACAAACTGCAGTTCTTTTCTCGTTCGTTGGTAGAATAATTTCAGAGCATAGATTTGATTGATGAACTTTTAATCCTTTGTCTTTTAACCACTGTGGTAAATGTTTGTTTGATGTATCAATAAAATGTAGATATGGTTCACCAGTCATCATGCGCATTTCAAGAATACGCATCCACAACTCTTTAGCAGAAACAACCTCACGAACTTCATTGGATGCAGGGTCAATCAACTGCCATGAATCATCATAGTCTGAGTTTTTCATGGACTCTTCGATAATATGCATAAAAGAATCAGGAATATTAATTCCATGGTGCATATTCAGGCAACGCATGTTCTGGTCGCCTGTTGGTTTACGCATCTCTAAGAAATTAATAATATCTGGATGGCTAATGTCAAGATAGGCAGCATAAGACCCACGACGAGTGCGTCCCTGACGATATGCAAGACTCGACGCATCGTAAATTTTGAGGTGAGGCATAACACCAGTAGATTTGTCATCCGCTGAACGAATACCAAAGCCAATGCCAACACCACCACCAAGCATACTAAGCCAATTAGTTTCACTAAGATTATCAACTAATCCCTCCGCTGTGTCTTCAATGTAGTTAAGAAAGCAAGAGATAGGTAATCCTCTTTTACTTCTTCCGAATGAGAGAATAGGTGTTGAATAACTAAGCCAGTGTTTGCTGGAGTAATCGTAAAGTCTTTGTGCATGCTCTGGATTGCTACCAAATTTGCTGCTAACGTATGCGAATCTTTCTTGTGGTGACTGTTCTTCATCTCTCATGTAACTTTCTTTTAATCTTATTCTTCCCAACTCATCAAACAATTCATCTCGAGAATAATCAACCCTAATGCCATGCACGACACTTTCCATATATTGCTCCGTTTTTATTATTATTGATTTACAAATTCGCTCGCCATAGGAAATACTGTGGCGATAACCTTTGCACACTCTCGTGCAATTTTCATGTGTTCTAATTGTGTACCATTTGCGCTACGCAATTCAATGAAGTGAACCCAACTACGTAGTGTTCCATTCATATAAAGACGAGATACAGTTAGTCCTTCTGGTAAAACTGCTCTTGCCTGTTCTTTTGCGATGCCATTTTTGATCGCCCATTCATATTCTTTTTTCACAGTGAACAAGACACGCTTTTGTGCACGTTCCCATTCAATTGATAACATCTTTTGCGTTTCATTATTTGCATCTAGACTAACAGAGTTCTGACGATTTTTTATGTCCTGTAGTCTTGCTTCTCTCAACACAAAAGCGTCGTCCAACTCTGCTGTTGGATCTGCATATCGTTGTGAAAATTCTTGAAATGAAAAAGAGCGATGGCGTAGAATCTGACGAGCGATATCTCTAGTTGTTTCAATCTCGAGACAAGCACTCACCATTTCTAGTGGTGACCAGTGTTTGTGTTTAATAAGATAACGAATTAACTTCTCAGATGTTTCTGTGTTGAACTGATTGGATGGATTAGATACTCTGGCACAAAATGCTACTAACTCCTGAACATCTACTAAACCCTCATCATACATTTCACTACTTGCATTACTATAACTAATGAGTTTTACTTTCACTTCTTTCTCCAATTAATAAATTTCAACTTCGCTTCCATACCAGTATAGGTGTTTGTATTTATTAGTTCGATGATTTCAGCAGGTGACATTTCGCCATATAAAATCATATCATTAATATCTTTTTGCGTAACTGTATCAGGATACATGCATACGGAATAACCTAAATCAATATACTTCTCTAACTGCTTAACAATATCTTTGTTTCTTGGTTCATTATCCATTACAATAGTAGCATTCGTCAAAAGTTTACGAATAGTTGGAGTATCAAAAGATGATCCAGATACTGCGATTGCATTTGGGAGAAACAAAGAATCTATTGGACCCTCTACCACATAAATTCGTTTTCCATAATCTACTCGATCAAGACCATAAATTTTTTCTTCTGTCTCGTCAACTTTAATGGTATAATACTTAGGATCTTCATCTCCATATGCTCTAGCCTGAAATGCAAAACACTTCCCTGCAGAAGTGAAGTATGGGATAATCATCCTTGGATGCTCACCTTCGATTGGTTCAACAAACTTTGGCGTCACAGAGTTAGTGAACTTTTTAAACTTTGGAGCAAAGTAAAGAAAATGCCATTTGTCACGTGGAATCTTACGCTTTAATACATACTTAACTGCAGGATGAGAGACATCTAATTTATCAATTCTGTCTAAAGATGATAAGATGTCATCTTCAAGTAACTGTGGTGCTTCTTTTTCTGGAATTATTTTTGATACATCTTTGTGCGAGTTTTGTTTTACTGCGCCAGCTTTATATCGTTCAAGAACATACTCATCATACAATTGTGGATCAACATACTTGATAAGATTACCAATGTTAGTAGAATGACCGCAGTTGTGACACTTACAAAACAAATCAGTTTTTGCTCTGTAAATATATCCTCGTGCCTTTAACTTATTTTTAGATGAATCACCACACACTGGACAAGAATAGTTCCAGAGATAATCGTTTTTTTGTTTGAAATTTCGCAAGCGACTACCCAGTATTTGGGCATACTTTGCATCAATGTATAACATAACAACTCCAAATGTAGAGTATGTATTATACTCTACAAGACATTACAAAGCAAATTTATTGAAATATTTTTGTAAGATCTACAACAGTTGAAATTAACCAACCGATGACTGCAGCAGCACCGATTACATACCATTTCCACTTTTCTAAGTTTTTAACTCGATCATCTATTTGCTGGACATCATTACGAATCTCATCTTGGATTTCTTTATGTTGTTGTTGCGCTGCAAGTGCCTGAGCATTCATTTTATGCTCGATCCTAGTTTGCATATCATCCATTTTATCAACAATTTCTCTGTTTCCAGTAGTGATTCGAGAGTGGAGTTCTTTAATATCTCCCTTCATCTCTCTCATATCTTCCTTAATTGATTCTACTTGGATTTCCAATTTTGCGATTCTTTCTTGGTCCATGAATTACTTGCTCTCAACTTGTTTGTTAGATTCGTAATACTCTTTATATTTTACAATAATCGCTCTTTGATTGGCGATATAATTACGAAGTTCAGCCATGGTCAACGCAAGTTGTTCATAGCCATTATCAGTTATAGCAAATAATACTAAATCATCATTTTGTTCTTTTAATTTAGCAAATACTTGTTCAGCATTATCAGGTGTTATAACCACCCAAGTCAATTCTCTTGCCTTAATTGGTTCTGGCAACTCTATATTTAGTTTTGTGCGCTCTTCAGCTTTAGTTTTAATTTCGATTGGTTTTACTTTATCACCAAACAAATTAAAACTAGCACACCCACTAACGAGCAGGGGCAGTGTAATACTTATCAATAAGTGACGGACATTCACGATTAGCCTCTGTTGGTGATTTTGCATTTTTCTCTGCGTCAGTTAATGGCGAACCAGAAGCGAGTTCTAAACAACGAAGTGCATTCTTACTTCCACGATTAACTAACTTTTCTATTAATTCTGGTTTTTCTGCTGCGACAACACCCAAATCTCTTTTATCAAATTTGTTTGCTAATGTGGCAACATCTTTCTTTTGTTTTTCGTTTTGTTCTTGTAATTCTTTATTTGTCTTTTGTATTAATTCTATATCAGCACGCATTTGATTCATCAATGCTTGTTGTGCTTCAATACCATCTTGTAGTTTTTTGTTATTAATTTCGCTGACTGCTAAATCTGCTCTAAGTCCAGTAACATACCACAAACCACCAGCAATTAATAATACAATTACTAGTGTGACAATTGCTTTAATGATCGTGCCAATTGGTAATGGAAACATACTACGTTTAGGTGGTTTTAATTTCAGTCGCATTGATATCTTTTCTTCTCGCCATCAACTGATATTTTTTGATATTCTTTTTATCTATTTTTGGTTGGTCAGTAGAAACTGCAGCACCAGTAGAATTTGCTGGTGCGTCTTCACTTAAGAATTTTTTAACAACAAGTTCTTCTTCAACCAATGTAACATTATTCTTTAACACTTCCATAATTTTATTGTAGCGTTCTTCCATAAGAGAAGTAGTTCTATTACCATTTTGATAATATTCTTTAACAAGAAACAACGCAGCAACTAAACTCTTCAATTTACTTTCGCCACCTGGAAGTTTATTAATAATTTTTTTCATATTAAACACTAGGCGATGCAAATAAGAATAAGCATCTTTCTCTTCTGATGTTTTAAGAGAAGATGTTTTCTTTAAATTCTTACCATTTTTATCAATGATGCCTAACTTGTAGGCTTGAGTATCTTCAAATGGCGTGACAAGCATAGACAAGATTCTATATGCTATCAGATTGTCAACGATTCTACTCATTAGATTTTCCTTAGTGTGGTAATAATTGTTTCATCTAAAACAACATCAGATAAAACAATACCAAATTCTGGTAATGTCTCTGGCATTCTGTTTAAGTAAACTAAGAATGTAACCAGAGCATCCCAATTTGATTGTTCTATTTTATAGAACAACATTCTAGTTGTGGCATCACCAAAAATATTATAGAGTACGATTATGTGATTAAGTATGAGTCTTTCTCTCAACTCACCATTATTTTTATATCTTGATAAAAGTTTCTTTAGATATAAAAACTTTTTCATATCTTCCTCAAACTCAGCTAAACTATGACATTGTGGATTGTCATAATGATGCATTGCATAAAGAAGAAAATTACTTTCGTTTAACTTTTCACTAACCATACCATCTCACATAAATGAGGGGAGCCAATCTCCCCTCTTCATAATGTATTTATTAGGCTACTGTAATTGTTCCTGCAGCAGCTGCGATAGGTGCGCTGATAGCAACGGCAGAAGCAGTAGATGTTCCAGTGTCAACAATAGATCCGCTGTTTAGAGCGATAGATTGTGCAGCAATAGAAAGAACATCATCAACTGCGACAGTTCCTACACCACCTGCATATTCAAATACGATACGGTTTGTTCCTGAACCAGAATCATAGTATGCCTGTAAGTTAGCAAGAGAACCGCCACCAGCTTGGTCGTTGGCGATCAAGATGTATGGGTCACCAGAGATAGTAACCTTTTCGTTGTAAACAACTTCAACTTGAATTGCACCAGTTCCGCCGTATGATGTTGTTAAAAAGTTAACAGCGTTGATTGTTGCGTTACCAAGAGAGGTTGACAATGTTCCAATCGCGCAAAGAATTTCTTCAGTGCCACTTGGTTGTTTGTAGACCCATCCTTTTGGAGTCGCAAAGGTGTTTGCCTTTTCTTCAGTTGAAAGCCACTTTGGCTTTGATTCATCAGTAGTAGAGTTTCCCCATAGTGCCATTTTATTTCTCCTTGTTTATTTAATTCTAGGACCACGAGCACCAGACTTTGCACCTGCTGGTCTACCACGTCCTCGTTTTTGAGTTTGATTATCATCTTTTGCATCGAAACCTTGTTCGTCTTTTTCACGCTCTTTTTTAGCGTATTCAGAACCATAGGTTCCAGAGTGACGATATACGCCACCCTTTGGTTCATATTCGAGCATCATCATAAATTCTTTATAAGATAACATTTCTGTTTCCTCTTTCTTTGTTCCTCTGTCTGCTTCGAGTTTAGCAGCAATCGCCATTTCACGACGCTTTTCTTTGCTCTTACCTGCGAACTGTGGAGCATCAGATGCTTGGAAATCTTTAATAACATCACCCATCTTTGATGTGGTAAGATTAATTTTTTCATCTAACTCAACTTCTTCTTTGGCTAGACGATCAATTGCTTTATTAACACCATCTTGACGCTTCCAAGATTTTTTCTGATAATGACCAGCTAATTTTAAGCCAGCATCTTTTAGATTTTTATTACGACGACCTTTAGCATCAAGTTCAAAATCCTTTGACATTTTTTGATTCATACGAGAATCGTGTGATGCTTTCTTAGCATAAGATGCAAGAGTAGATTTGTTCAACTCATCTAATTCTTCAGCTTCTTCCTCTACCATTCCAGTGCGACGTTTCTCACCTTCGATGTATGAGTGTAAGGATTCAACTTCACTCATCACTTTAGAAAGTTTATTCTGATACCATTCTTCAACTTCACCACCCATATCAATGTACTCTAGAATTTCTTCTGCAGCATATTTGATAAAGTGTAGTTGAGTCTGAGCCATTTCCATTTTCTCAGAAGTCTCGTCTTCTTCCTTCATAACTTTCTTCATACCCATCTTGGCAAGATGTTTTGCAGTTGATGGACCAATACCGAATTTACCTGGAACTGCAGAAGGATTCTTCTTTGGTTTGTCAGGAGTAAATGGAAGATCGTCTTCTTTCTTCTTATCAGTTTCTTCTTTAGTTAAACGATTAACTGCTTTGTTGATACCGTGCATACGCTTAACTGCTTTCTTAACATCTGGCTTGGCATCATCGTAATCTGATTTCAGATGCTTGTCAGCAGTTTTTGCATCCATACCACGGCTGATGTTATGTGCATAGTCAGCACCAGCCAATGTTTTCTTGTGGGTAGCATCAGCAGTTCTGTTAGCCATATCAACAGATGCCTTTGAAACATATGAGCCGAGAGTCTTCTTTGAGATCTCATCGATCTGCTCAACTTCTTCATTAGTTGGATGACCAACACGACCCTTTTTAGTAGCCATGTATTCTTTATACTCTTTAGTTCCTTTGATATATTTTCTATCTGGAACTGGAGCAACAGGTGCTTGCTCTTTCATTTCTTCTTTGTCATCTTTCTTTTCAGAGTTATCAAAGACAATTTCTTTGTGAGACTTGCGACCAGATGGACCAACTTTATAGTCAGCACGTGCCATACGATCTGCTGCTTCATCAATCTCTGTTTCTTCTTTTAGATCAGAGTGTTTAACTTTGGTAGCACCACCATTGTTAGCACCTTGGAAATGAACTTCATCACCTTTGCGGCGAGCAGTCCAATGTTTTCCATCTTCAGTTTTAAACTTGTGCTCTTGTTCGTCTTTCAATTTAGCAATTGCTTTGTGATGTTCTGGATGCAAAGGAATAGAAAAGTCTGCGCCATGGTGAACAGTTTTCATAGTTCCCCAAGAATACTTCTTGGTTTCTACTTTTGCTTCAGTTAGCTCTTCTGATTCTTCTTTTCTTAGAAGTTTAAAGTCGTGCGCATCGATTTTACCATTCTTATTCTTATCGATCTTGTGCTGCTTACCTTTAAGTGCTTCTAAAAATTGTGTATAAGATTTCATAAACTGTCTCCGTTTTATTCTTATTATTTATTCTTAACTGCCAACTAGACTTTCATTGTCGTAAATTGAGAACTGCGGTGTTTCTACTTTAGAGTCCCAACCATGTTTACGTAATTTAACAATACAATGTCCTGGTCCATCGAAAGTGAAACGTAGATCTCTATTAGCATAAATTCGATCAACAAATCCATGATGATCGAATTCATATTGCCCACCATTTATTAGATAATAGTGACTGTGAACAGTTCCTGCACCAGCATCTAAAATACGAGTGATATCAAGTTGTTTGTCTTTCTTAAGACCCCACCAGATGGCAGCAATGAATGCATGAGATCCAGCATATTGCGCAAAATGTCCATCTGTTTCTGGTGCATCATTTGTTCCAGCAACATATACTTGTGTTGGTGTCGTCAACCAAGTGCTTAAACTTAGATCTATAGATTCACCAGCAGACTCAGTAGTATATACTTTAATTACTGCTTCTGTCTCTGTATTTTTTAATACATGTATTTTAGACATTTAGATCACCATGCCTTACAAGACCAATATCTTGCTTTATCTTTTGGACCAGGATTGTCGCAGTTGTGTCGTGCACGGAAAGACTTACGACGACCAGGAATATGTTTCTTGATAGTCATATTCTTATCGCCAAAGTTAACCTTGACAACATTACCATTTGCATTCTTAACAAAAACTTTAGACTTCTTTACGTCACCAGCCATAGGTTTATTTAAAGGAACTTCTCTTCCTTGATATTCTGCTTCGGCGAGCCACTCTTTAAAACGCAACATTGCTAGACCCCTTTGTCATTTTAGTATGAGACAATCTAGACTTCTCGATTTTTCTAACTCTTGGAGCAAGTCTCATCGCTAAACGATTGATGATTTGTTTTCTATTTTGAATAACTTTTTCAACTCTTTCTTTTTCAGCTACAGAGATTTTGCTTGGATCACGTCCACGCAACAAACGCTTCTTCATAAGTTTAATCGCTAAACGACGTGAACGCTTGTTAATTGTATTTGTATTCGAGTAACGCTTTAATGCAATTTTAGTTGCACGCTCACGCTTTGCTTTGGTGCGACGAATACGAAACTTTGCTTTCATACGTTCAACACGAGAAAGAACTTCCATTAATGTTTCTTCTTCTAATTGTTTTTCTTCTTCATCTTCTGGTAGTTCTTCGCCAGTTTCATCATCGACAACAGTTAGTTCCTCTTCATCATATAGATCATAGATGTCATCATCACTGATATGATTCATGAAGTGCTCAATTTCTTCTTCGGATGGATCTTCATCTGCAAAGATATGCTCTTCCCAGTTTTCTTCGTATTCAGAAACATCTACTGCACTTTCTTTCACACAGTTTGGAACATACTTGTTACCCTTTTTCTTAATACCAACCTGCTTATAACCTACCCAGCATGCTTCATAGATTTCTTCTTCCATGTCTTCACCAAACATTGCACGATATTTCTTTGTATGTTTTGATTCTTTAGTCTTTGCAGTAGCATCTCCAGGTGCTGGTTCATATGCTGATGGATCACTGTCACTTTTCTTATCCATCTTGTCCCAATGTGCTGCTCTTGCTTTTGCAGTTGCAGAAGATAAACCTGCTACATATTTCTTTGGAAGACCAGACTCTTTATCTTTTGGAACTTCTGGAAGTTTTGCTTCTTCAAGTTCTTCTTCCTCACGAAGATCTTTATCAGCACCATGATATGTGCCTTTACCCTTTGTGATGTAAGAATTTACACGAGCCATACCCCACTGCTGTGGAGTTGTTCCTGGACGATGTCCAGAGTTCCATGCCGCAACACCACGTGCATAGACTTTCTTAAGAGTTGATAGTGACACACCAGACTTTTGCGCTTTTGCAGCTAAACCTGCTGATGTAGATTCATCTAATTCTTCTGACAACTTCTTTGCCATGGTGTCAGATTCTTTCTGACCCTTCTCATATGCTTTTTTGACGAAACGATGTCCTTGATCATCTTTACCTTTAGCAAAAGCAACATCTCTTGCTTTTTTAACTAGATCAGATGACACTTCATCAATTTGTTCTTCTCCAAGATGATACTTTACTTTGCGACGACGTAAATTATCTTGACCACCTGGATGAACTAATGTGTGTCCAACTTCTGTTGGATCTGTAACTTTAACTGCATGTTCATAATCATGATCTGATTCATTGTCTTTTTTATTATCAGCCATCGAGTGAGCAGCATATTCATAATCTTGTTCTTGTTCTTGAACCTTTTGTAATTTCTTAAAGTCATTAAAGCGAAGAACGTCTTTGGCAAAATTATATTTTGATTTTTTATTTACTACTGGAGAGTCAGTTGTGACAGAGATCTTATCTGTACCATTTGGTTGTGTCACAGCTTCTTTTAATTTTGTTGGCTTCAATGTAGCATCATACTGAATACCTTGTTCAGTTGCCAAGTTTAACATTTTATCAAGAATTGCCAGTGCTTCTGGGTTCAATGATTTAGTGCGCACACGACGTAAAGCCTGATTAATAAGCATGTCAGGATTTGATGATGTCTCTGCATTTTCAACACCAAGCATGGTCGCAATAATACGAGCGACCTTTAGTTTGTCATTCGGTTTTAATGTCTTGTCGGTTAGTGCTTCGTTCATATCTTTTTCTTCCGTTGGTTGCACATCATGAATCCATTTGGAAACTAATGCTCCAGTTTGTTCTTTTAGTAATAAATGATTTGAACCACGCTTAACAATTGTAAACTTTTCACCATCTGATTCTACAATATCACCTTCGTTAAAAATCTCTCCACGAAAGTATTTTTCACGAAGATCGTCTTTTACTAAAACAATCTGTTCTTTAATTGATTCAAGTCCCATACCCTCACGAATATCATTCATCAATCTTTTACCATCAATATCACGGACAGTAGATGGTAATCCTTTTTTGAATTCTGAATAATTACCTTTCACTGCAAGCGCACGCATTTTAGAAGCAGACATTCCAGAAGCATCATCAGCATCTGGATCTCTTTCACCTGCAGAGATAACTTCGATTGTATCAAAGTTAAACTCTTTACCATTATAGGTGTTTAGCAATCTTTTAAATTCTGGAACACGATCGCTACCAGCAACCATAACGATATTCTTGTAACGCTTATTTAATTCTTTTGCTGCTTCTATGAAAGTACGAACATGTTCGTTTGCCGCAGCAAACTTAGTATTTCTGAACATAAGGTTTAAATACTTAACCTTTTTATCCACAGTTAGTGGATTCTTTTTAGAATCTTGGGATCTGGATGCGTAGATTACGTGGTCAGCATTTTTCTGCTGAGCCAGTTTTTTGACAGCTTTGACAAGCAATTCGTGACCAATCGTCGGAGGATTAAATCTCCCGAACGCAAATACTACAGTCTTAGAGGGTAACTCTTTAATTAGTTGTCTATAATCTTTCATTTGATCCATCAATCTAAAATAGTGCCTATTATTTAGGACTTTTGAAACTTACGCTAGGCTTAGCATTGCCTCCGCTGCAGCGCAAATCCAACGACAAGCGACTTCATCGGAAGCCAATTCTTGTTGTGCTCTTACTGAAGCGACCTCACTAACCAAGAATTCATATTCTTCTCTAGAAAGATCCCCTTTAGCATAATCTTCTCTAAAAGCAACTAGATCTGCAGCTAACTTTCCTGCTGGACCTTCTTGTCCAGCCATTTCTCTTAATTCATTGAATAAATTCATCTTCCTCTCCATGCGTCTGCTACAGTGTCAACTCGGACACGATTAATTTTAAGAACTGACTCACAAAACTTTTCATTACTAGATGTATTGGCTTTCTTTAAAGCAGACTCTAATTCTTCTATGGATTTCGCCTGTGGGTCTTTTCTAAGAGAAGCATAAACCTTTAGTTGCTCTACTTTACCAAATAATTTATTCCAATCTTTATCTTGACAATTTGTCTTATCAATGGCAACTTTAACTTGAACAAGATTATCGAACAATGCGCCATCGTGCGGAATTGGTAGGATGAAAGAACATCCAGTTAACAGAACAGAAAATACTACAGCAGCTAGTTTCATCGTTGCCATCCTTTTATAATATCTGGTGAGAAGTTAGACTTACTAAACTCGAGGCGATCGACAATCTTCACAGCACCACCAGTTAAGTGGTCAATTGCCACAAATCCTTCCACACCAGTAACTTTGTATCCATTAGTAGTGCGTAGGAATGTATTGATGTGTCCTGCTTCATTCATTTTATCCACAATCATCTGTTTTGCTGCAGCAAGAAGATTTACCAGATCAAAGATCTTAATAATTTCTGCTTGGTCATGGTCAGTAAAAAACTTCAGAACACGTTTACGCTTTTCGTCTTTTCCTGCTTTGCCCTTTTCAGTCTTGAGTTTATCAATCTCTGCCTGATACTTATCGTGGATATAGTTAAATAATCCAACCACATGAGCATGAGTATTGGTAACTTGTAGTCCCTGACGAACTTTAGAGTTGTTATAGGTATTTACTGCAGCATTTAACTCTTCATCATCTTTAATAGCGTTCAGAGTTGCTGCGGGGATTGACTGGAAAATCTTTCCAGCATTTGATAGGATGTTGGTCAACTGAGCAGTTTCTGCTGCAGTGAAAGTGGCAGTGCCAGAATAGTCTTTGTAGTTTGCATCATCCATCCAGACAGAAGGAACTTTTGCCATATGTGAAACAATAGATTGCCCGAATGATGCTTTCATTTCTTCGAAGGAACTACCAGTGTATGTTGTATGCCAAACCACGCCAATCTTTGCTTTCATAATTTGAGCAGCAAGTGGACTGTTTAGTGGAACTGCATACACGATAGTGTTTGGATGGAATGTCACATATTTAACTCCATCGATGGTGACGACTTGTTTGTCGTCAGTGAACATCAGGTCACCTTGATAAACTCCAGACTTGATTCCGAGTTTCTTGAACTCAGCGAGTGCTACTTTGAGTTTGGCAGCAAGATCACCTTGCGTGTCTGCATCAATCTCTGCTGGAGTTTTATAGACTTTGGGATTCTTATTGAAGACACCTTTCTTTGCTACAAAGAACTTGCCATCTGTTGGATCGATTCCAGCAAACACGGCAGGTGCACCATCCCATTTTACTGTTGCGGTAATTTTGTTTGTCGCATTACCAGCGAGCATGTCACGTAGGTCACGTAGAAAATTGATAGCCTTGCGTGTGCCATCTACACCACCATCGAATACCAAATCTTCCACATGGGTCATATGGGTATTCTTTTGTTCAACGATAAAACTCTTTAGACTCTTCATTTTTCTACTATTATTATACCCTAATTTGCAATAAAAGACAACAATAACCCTACAGATTTGATGGGATTATAACCCCTGTATTACCAAGGGTCTCCAGAGAGTTTCACGGAGGAAGCCATCTTTTCTGACTCGAATTTAAATCGAATCTTCATAATTTTCTTTTCCCCTGCCTTTACTCCAATGGATTCGTTACCGACTTTTTCTAGAGTCATAGGATATTTTCCGAGTGCCTCAAGTTTCTCGTTTTTCACTGGATCCATCACTGTGGCTTTGTATGGTGGTTTATTACCTTGTCCTGTTACCTTAATATATGGTGGACGTAAAATTTCTGCGTCCATCCAATCAGATAACAGATACTTCATTAATTCTTTTTGATTCATTCGATTAATGCGCACAAACAATTCATCACGCATTGCTGCTAGAATTTGTACACCAATCGCTTCAGTTTCTATTTTAACTTTTGGATTTGCACGAATGTATAATTTACGTTCTGTTGCACCAACAGGTAGTCTGAATTTCTTAATTGTTTGGTCTAGTTGATTCTTATATTCATCTGCCAATGAGATATTTAAACTTCTGTCAACAGTACCAATACCTGGATTCTTAAAACCGATGTCGCCAGAACCTTGAGTTGCTTTGGCAGATAAACCAAGGAAACCTTTGGATGGACCATCTGAAAATTTCACTAGAATGTCAGTTGGGTTTTTCTTTTGATCAACTGGTTCACCAAAAGCGGATGTCATGGAGTTTGGTCTTGCTGTCCACCAGACTTGTTTCACTGGTGCTTTGTATCCATTTGCTTTAGCCCATTTAATAAATTCTGCAGCCATAGCAACTGCTTTACCTTGGGCGTCTTCTACTTCATGTGGTTGCGCTTGCTTCACTCGTTGTTCGTATTGGAGTTTAGCAGCATTGTCGAACCACTTATTTCCTGCGAGAACATAACCAGTGTAGATTTCATTAATGTCAGATAATACTGTATTCGCTGTAGCCATTTCTGTAATATATTCTTTAAAAGTTTTCATAGTCTATTATTTAGTTCTTTTATTCACACGAATGATATTCTCGTATTTTCTATCCCACTTAGTGACTTGCTGAATTATTTTATGAATGGCAAAGTTATTTCGATGATCATAACCGAAAACTTTTAGAATATAGTTGAATGTTTTTGAATCTTTTTTTGATTTGAAACGAGAAAGTAAAACATCTACTGGGACATTTGGTTTATACATTTTATAATCCAAAAAGATGCAATGAGCGTATGCTTGGATTTCATCGAACTCAGAGAGATATCTTCTTTCCGCGTCTTTTAATGCATTTCCAACTTTTTTATATGGAACGATATAGTTGCTATATTCATCCATGCGTCTATCATACTGCATGAAGTGTATCATCTCATGCATTAGAACTTGTAGGAATTTATATTTAAATTTACTCCAAGACGCTTCTGTGAATTTGAAGGTGTCGAAATAATCAGTGTGTATCTGAACTATACACTGTCTGTCTTCTGGATCGTATTGACCACCGATTGCAATGTATGAAAGGTAGAACTTCGCTTTAGATTTCTCTTTACGAAATTCTACCTTTGTTCGCCATTTTTTACAGTAGTTTACGAGTCCAACCGAATCGTTGCGATATCGGTCTAGGTCTTTCCAAACTTTCGCTGGAATGAGTTTAGCCCTGAATGGTCTCTCGTAGAAATTGAGTAGATCCAGCCAATCGTAGTTAGATGTTTCTAGGAAATTCATATACATCCTAGAAAGACTCCTACATTATTTGGCTAAATGTTTCTCCAAAAACGCAAGAATCTTTCCCTGCTCCTCCAAGTTGGTATTATTAAACTCAGTGATATAGGGCATCAATTCAAAATTTGATAGTAGATTACTATATTTAGTTTCTCGACCTCTTAGGAATTGCTCGGACTGGTCGGAACCTCTATCCTTATAGCGTTGTTCTAAAGTCTCTTTTGGGGCTTTTAGATAGACTACCTGCAAGTCGGTCTGGTCGAGTCCCATAGCGAACTCTAGGAAAGACTGATTAAAGATTCGATCGCCCTCGAATAGAACATTACAGTTATGAGTCTGGATCCACTTTTGGACCTCTGGTTGGACTGCCATCGATAGGCGATCTGTTCCTGCAAAAGTCTCACCTTCCTGATATTTACCTAGGATATAAAGATCCATTTCCTCATTATACATGGCGGAAATCAGCTTCGCTGGCTCACATTCGATCCAAGTTTTACCTTCCATAAACTTACGGAATAGAGTGGTTTTACCAGTTCCAGGTTGTCCACCCACAGCAATTAGTTTTCTCACTTTTAATTCTCTCGTAGTAACAGACATTGAAATTTTGTCAGTAAAGGCTAGTTTCTCGACTGGCATATTATGCGTTCTTTACATCATTAATAAGATTCTTTAATTCTTCTTCAGTGAAGACCCATGCACGACCCAAGAAATGATGGACATCTGCATTCACATCGTGTCTCTTGGTGAATGTTATTTTCTTCATTATATCGCGAGACATATTGCGAGCCAAATTTTCTTTAATCTCATCTGCATATGTAGGAACAGTTTCTTTTAATTTTAGTAACTCTTGTTCCTGCACTTTGTGATCAACTGTAATCCTATTAAAAGAATAACGATCTAAAATTTCGTCAGTTATTTGTTCCATAGCGAGAGTCCCATATACAGTATTTGCAGTAAGAATATTGCTATTGGTGCTTGATATGGTAATTGTGTTCATATCAATAGTTCCATCAGCCATAGATGGATAAGTTACAGAGTTAGTCATTAAATCATCATTCATGCGAACATCTCCAATCCTTCAAGTAGTGGTTCTTCATCATTAAACATCCATTCTAAATTTTCAAGTTTACCAGTTCTCAAAAATGAACTGAATCTTTCTTTATTAATACCACGTTTGTCATCCAAACGAAGATCGATAGTTTCATTTCTTGCTTGCCAAAGAACATCCCAATCTATTCCATACCATCCGTCTTTTTCGACTTGCATAATTTCTTCAGCTTGTCGATCAAGATAGTAACCAAGATATCGACCATGATGTTCCCTAAAAATCTTTTTAAAAGAACAGAGGCAAGTTTCCATAGTGAAGTAGTCAACAACATGGGCTAACTCTGGGAACCTGTTTCTCGTTTCCTCGATAATCTCTCTCGCTTGTGACTCAAGTCTCGCATAATCTGCTCTAGACAATTTTCTATCCAAATCGTGCTCTTGTGCAAGGGCATAAAGAAGTCCATTACGATGAGAGCGAGAGCCATCATAATCATCAAGCATGAGGCTAGTAGGAGTAATCCTAATCCCAGCAGTATGCTTAAGATGCTGAAGATAAAACCAAGTGGAATAACGACCAAACTTGTGCAACCCACTTTTAATGCTTGTCCACAAAGCTGTAAAGTTTGCCTCCTCATTGTCTCCATAATAATTCTCCAATGTTTCTCGTTGTGTTTTATTCCCAATAAATTTTTGATAAGACTCAAACATGGAGGGCAAATGACCTTTGTTCCACTTCGTGTCAGTCTGATAACGCAGTCTTTTATAATTAGCAGTATTCCATTGAGTAATACGATCTACAGTCGCCAATTCAAAGTCTGGAAACTCGTTTAAGAGAATCCAAGATGTTGGTGCATAATACGTATTACCATATAGCCAAGCAAACCAAAGACGTTGCTCATCATTATGTTCATAACGCTTGTGTAGATAATTAGTCATCCACACTGCTGGGTCACAGTCATCATATTTTAATGACCATGCATACCAACGAATAAATGCTTCTCTACGATTTTCTGCTAAACGATAATCCATTATACTAAAAATTCTTCAAGTGATGGTTGTTCCATTAAAGCATCACGCAACCATGCTTTACCAACTGCATCAATTGCTGCTTGCGTTTTTGCTTTCTTCTTATCACCCCACTTATAGGATTCTAATCCCTCTGCGCGGAATTGATCTCTTGCCTTATAAGGTGGCAGAGCCGAGATTGGATTTGCGATAGCAGCAGCTCTAAATGCGAGTTGCTCATTACGAGTGGGGAATAGAATTTGGTCAGAGCGGAGACTACCTGTGGGGTCAACTGCCCAGAAGATGAGACCATTTCTGTAATGCCAAGTGACTGAAGTTGGCGTACAAGATATTTTAAGTCTTTTAGATTTTCGCTCTTCAACTGCGTACCTAATCCAAGATTCCCAACATTTGCTGGCGTATCCATTTCCTTCTTTTCCTTCCAATGTGACTATCTCATACAAATTGGCATATCCATCACGATTGTGTGTGGCAAAAATTAATGAAACAATTTCTCCATTAACTTCATACGCCATAGGTGGTGCTTTATCGTAATTGTGAAAACGATACCACAATGAATGTGCAGCTGATAAGAACTTTGTGTTCTTACCAGCTGGGCTGTTTTTAATTAGTTCTTCTACTTTTGTAGAATTAACAAAGTTCATAATGTTGATAATCTACTGCACTTGTAATATTTTTACGCTCAACGCTCATTGCAAGACATGCATCAAATGTGACGTATGTATTGATTAAAAATTCTGTAGTAAACCCATCTACACCTGCTCGATAAGGAATATCTTTTGTAGAAGTAATTATACATCCATTATTGAAAGTTGTCAAATATAATGGACGCTTACCATTACGATAAGAACGAAGAGTTTTGTCTGCTCTTAACTCACAAACACCCATAGACATGTTTGGAAATTCTTGCAAAGGATTCTCAGAATGCAAAACTAACTCGCTATCGTTTTTAGTGATGCAATCATATCCATACAACTCTTTCCAATTCTCTGGTAACTCTTGCGTGATAACTCCATTGTGAACAATACTTTTTGTATCATGAAAAAGTGGTTGATTGTATTCTAGATCGCTGGTGCTATATCGACAATGAGCAATCATATACAAATTACCATCTTCGTTTAGATATGATTCAAAATCAAATGGAAACTTGTCAGCAGAGACTGGAAGTCTCTGTGTAACAATACTATTGTTTTTAACATAAGAGATGCCAGTTGCATGCATTCCTCGAATCTTAGACTCGAGGATTATACGTTTGATCATCTCCAACTGATTAACAGATGGATTCTGAACGATTGTTCCTACGACAGCACACATTATCCAAAGAACTCCTCAAGACTATTTTTCTCTGCTTCAGGATGGTACTTTAACAGTTCTTCACGACCAAGTTTCTGTTCGCAGTAATCATACCACTCTTGTGAGTCCCACATTCCTGGACTTACACCATTCCAAAGATGACGCATTGTACCATCTTCATAGAATTGTCCTGGATGCTCTTTGTTAGTTCTGCGTGACTCAACAAAATCATAACGACAATCTTCGTATTGTTTGCTACCAAGTTCAAGCATCTTCTCACGGAAGTAAACAACCAATGAAACACGTTCTGCTTCTTCGTCACCAAGAACAATTGGAGTATTACCATGAATAACTTCATGATTGTTAATCAATAGTAGATCTCCTGGACGGACATTTACTGCCACACGATACTCAGGTGCAATCAAATACCCACCAGTGAAGTTACCATTGTTTGAAAGAACAAGAAGGTTAGACAAACCAGTATCCAGATCACCAGCATCACGATGCGCTGCAGTTCTGAATGTCTTGTTGACAGTAATAGTAGTGAATGGTGTTCCTGGAACCAAGAATGCTGGATCGAGTTTCTTTGCAGCTTCCATCTGATTGTTATAACGCCATGGAAGTAGTTCTTTAAAACCACGAGCAAGAGATTGTAAGAATGGGAATGCCATGGCAAACTTCTCTGGTTCACGTGCAGTGTAAGATGTAGCACGACCATAAGGAATGCGCGGATAACGATCGTACCATCCAGCGATGCCAGACATAACACCATTGGCATATGTCGTTGCGCAAACATAATTCTTTTCTACATGACGTGCTTCTTTAATCATCTCAGATGGTTCGAGTTTGCGTGTCTTCTCAACCCACTCGCTGAACAAAAAGTTATCACGCTTAACTGCTTGAATACCCCAAACATTATTTCGTGTAGATGGTTTGTCAGTTTTGTTCTTATGCTTCTCTTTGAGAATCTCAATTGGATCTCCATCAAGCGATGCTTTTGGATCCAAGAAATAATCTAGAACATCAGACTCATATTCAGTGACCCACTCACGATTACCAAGAGATTCTTTTCTTGGACCTGCAGCCATACCACGATTCTGTGTTTCAGTTGCTGCCTCGCGCAGACCAATGTATGCCTGATCTTGTTCTTGTTTGTTGAAGAAGTTTTTGCGGAACTTAAAAATAATCTTACGCTCGTCCATACCTTTGTCACAAGTGTTACATTCTTTATCACATGCAGCTTGTGTACCAAGATCGCAATCTGGTGGTGCGTAAACATCGCAGTCTTCTTCAACTAGAATGTCATAGTGACTTTCATCTAGAAATTGACCAAGCAAATGCTCACAATCATGTTTAGTTTGTGCTACAATAACCTTTGCCATTTATTTCTCCTAAAACTTAAATCCTTCGAACGACTCTGTCTTTTGCCTTCTTCCAAATGAACTTTTATCGAACATTGGTGTATCATCATCTTGTCCAGAATCAGATAATCCATCTTGAGCAGACGCTTCAGTATCATAAAGTTTCATCTTTGCTCTATCAATTCCAACAACGAATCTTTTATAAAATCCTGGATCATTATATCGATTCTTTAACTGCTTAACAATAATCTGATTCAATGCTTCTAACTCTTCATTACTAACTAAAGCAAACATAAAGTCAGCTGTTGCAGGCAAACCAAAAGATTCAGAAGTATCTTCTAGTCCTGGATCACTATTTGTATATCCAGAACGAGTAGTTTGAGTAGCTGAAACGATTGGAACATTGTACTCAACTGCCAGTCCTCTTAGTTCTTCTGCGATTGCCTTTACATATGTATAAGAGTTAATACTTCCACCTTGCTTCATTCTTTGACTTGCGCAGATATTCAAGTAGTCAATAAAGATAATGTCAGGCGTAAACTCTCTTTTTAACTTTAGTTCTTCCAATAATGCACGGAAATGACCTGCATGAGCACCAGCAGTTGGGTATTCTTTAATGATAAGTTTACCTTTAGTTTTGTTGGCAATTTTAGAGATACGATTCTCGTAAATATCTCTGTCAACCACCTTCAACTCATCCATGGTTAGGTTCAAAAGATTCGCATCGATTCGTTCAGCGATTCTTTCTTCTGCCATTTCCATAGTTATGTATAAGACATTTTTACCCTGATTTAAACATGAGCCAGCAACGTGACACATAAACAGAGATTTACCAACACCTGTGCCTGCCAATGCAATGTTAAGAGTTTTCTTACTCAGTCCACCCTTCGTGATTTTATTAAACATTTCCAAGTCGAATGGAATCTTCTCTTCAACCCTATGATAGAAATCATAACGCGAATCATGATCTGCCAAATAGTCGTGACCAACATGATTGTCAAATGAAACGGCAAGTGCGTCAGATAGTATGTGAGGTATCGCATCTTTAGTATGTACCTTATCTCCCCCATCAATAATTTTGATCGAGGCTAGGATTGCATTATAAACTGCACGATCTTTACAGAATTTTTCTGTATTTTCTAGAAGCCATTCTTCATTGGATGGTTCATGATCGAGTGTGCGTACAAATTCAGCGACTTCATTTAATTCTTTATCGCTTAAATCTTTACGATTTGAAAGTTCGATTGAGAGTATTTCTTTCGAAATCGGCTTGTTATACTTGTTAAAGAATTCTACAATTTCGTATGCGATGATAGATTCTTTTCTATCTGCAAAATACTCTCTCTTGATAAATGGAATAACTTTACGACAATACTGCTCATCATGAATCAGACTGCTCAGAATCTTTTGTTCTATTCTCATCAACTCCGCCTGTATATACTAAATCGTTATTAGCAATACCTTGATGAATCAATTCAACAAGGATATCACCAATGTATTGTTCAAAAGGTTTTTTATCTGTCAGACCTTTGTCTGCATAATCTAAAATTTCGTATTCGAATTTAATGCTGACTTTATCATTTTGATCGTCTTCACCAAATTCTACTTTACCATAGGTATATACTATACCCTCAAACGCACCTTCTGTCAACTTAATTGCTTGGAGACCAGTTGATTTGCTCTCCATAACTACAATGGGTAGATTATTCATCGAACTCTAACTCTTCCAATGCTTTATCCAATTCGTCAGAATTAACCATCTGCACAGTACCAATTGAATATTTGTTTTTTACAAACTCATAGAAAGACTTATCCATTAAGATTGGCATCCAAAAATCTTTTGTGTCAGTATCTTTAATGCGATATTTCTTTTCATCTGTCTCACCAGTAGAGACATTTACTTTTTGATACCAACCATTAGATGGTTTGATTACATGACCACTTTCGAGTGCGAGATCCAATAGACCGCTCCACTTGCTAATACCACCATCAAAAGATACGCTAACAGGAATCTTAGATTTTTCTTTAACATATCTACTCTTTTCTACGTTAATGATAAAGTTATAACCAGTCACTTCAGTTCCGTCTTTCTCTTGCTGACGACCAAGAATAAAGATGTTGTCTGCTGAATAATAGGAACCAGTACCACCACCAACGATGTCTTTAGGATACAAACCAATCTCTTTATATGTATGATTCACGACAACCATTGGGATATCTTTAAGAGTCAGATGTGGTGTTACCATACGGAATAAGGATTTCAATTGTTTCGCTCTAGACATATCCGCAACAGACTTACCTTCCATAGCATCTTCAACTTCTTTCTTGGAAGCAAGGTTGCCAATAGAATCAATAATGATAATTAATCGATCGCATCTCTCTAGATTTTGTAGCTGTTGCATGACATCAAACTTCAATTGTTCAATGTCTGTGATAGGAGTATGAAGAACCCTATCCATATCAATACCAAATGCCTCAAAGTAAGACTGTGGTGTTCCAAATTCAGAATCATAGAACAGCAACGCAGCATCTTCGTATTTGTCCAAGTAAGACTTTGCCATTAGCAAACTAAATGCAGTTTTAAAGTGCTTTGATGGACCAGCCCACATTGTAAGACCTGGAGTAAGACCACCATCAAGACGACCAGAAAGAGCCAAATTGATTACTGGGATGGAGGTAGGAATCATATCCTTCTTGGTGAAGAACTTCGACTCCGACAAGACAGCAGTATCTTTGATAGTGCTGTTCTTTTTAATTTTATCTAAAATACCCATAGCGATTCCTTTTTATAAAGATGTATGTATTATACAATATATTTTGATGCAAAGCAACTAAGGATTGTTTTTGGAATGAGGAACATCAAACACAAAGTTAATTCTAACACAATCTCCAACATTCTTTGCAGCATGTGGTAGTTTGTTATTAAACCACAATAATGTTCCTGGTTCTACTTTTACTGTTTCTTCTCCAACAGTGTACTCATAAACACCTTGTATTGCAAGATGGTATCTATCTCTTGTAAGATAATATGTACCAATATCAATATGTTTTCCAACTTCCCCACCAACTGGTAAAGATAGAAAACCACAACGACTAAACTTTTTAAAATTGCGTTTTAGGAATGCAATAATTTCTGTGTGGTGATGTATTGCTGGAGTTGGAACACACAACTCGCTGTCACCAACATACTCATCTACAGAACGAACTGCTCCCATAACTAACTGCAATACACCTGCTTGTACTGCAGGAAATCCCCACTCATCTACCAAATCATGAGCACCCTCAATATTCTTTTGAGCACCCCAATCTTCTGGATACTGATGCAACTGTTTTAGTATCTTAGAAACATTGATTCCTGTTTTTATAATTCTAATGTTATCCAAAGAAATCCTCCAGTGAAGTTTCCTCTTGCGTTTTCCATCCTAGTGGTTCGATAACAATCTGTAACGCATCAAGAAAAACTTTTTCGAATTGTTTATCATAATCTATGTATGCTTCCAATCCTAACTGTTTTGGTAAATGTTGGCTAAAGGCAATAACATCTTCTTGAATGGGATTCGGTGTGCGCAAATACACAAACTTAATCTTATCGCCATCACGAATCGCCTGATACTTCTTATCTAATTTGAGACGCTTCAAGTGATGATTGTAAAGCAACGCACCACGAACTTGAATAGGTGTTCCCTTTGTATAAATTGGAGAACCAGCATACTGTTTTATTCCATTACAAGAACGAGGAAACGCAATCTCTTCGACAGGCATCTTATCAAATTCTTTTCGGAAATCCATCACGTATTTGTGAAGATCTTTCTCAGTGCCGTGCAAAATAACTTGTAACGAATCTTTAAGTTTGTCACGAATAACAGCAGGTGTACTCGACTTGACCATTTCCAAGCCCATAACTTTGATCTTAGGTTTCGCATATTGAACACCCTCTGAGTTGTGAACATTAATAACATAGCGTTTCTTCGCAGTCCAGATTGCCTTGTCAGCCAAAACCTCACGCTTCATCTGCATCTTCTGAGCAAACGCATTCATGTAATCTGCCAA